CACTTGAAGCAGTGCAGCTAAATTGCCCTGCTATACCCGTAATAGCTACGCCTGATAATGTTGCACTTAAAGTAGTGGATGTTGCTAAATTAAACGTGCCACCTGTAGAGTTAATGACGTAGTACGTTATTCCAATAACAAGCCCTGTAGGCAAAGCTCCAGTGGTTTGCAGGGCCAACGCTGTGCCATTTAACAAAACGCCTGAGAAACTGACAACACAAGGTGAAGCAATACTGATTGAAGCTGTTTTAGGGGCGTATCCAATATTAGCATTCCAATAGTACAAAGGCGCACTACGTGGGCCAAGGATCAAATCTTGACCAAAGTTGTTTTGGTTCCATATACGAATAGCCGTAGCAGATGCCGCACCGTTACCCCAAGTGCCAGCACCCCAAGGGCCAGCACCCCAGCCCGTCGCAGGAATGGCGTATTCCGCGCCAGTATTAATCTGGTACACGGCGTATATTGTGCCTCCCCCTGTAAGGGCAAAAACCGCTTGGGAAGAGACGGTAATTGTGTATGTTGTTGAAGTCAAGTAGGTGATCTGGTACTCACCAAAAATTGTGACCCCAGCCAGAGTGGTTGTGGGTGAAAACGTTACAAAATCATTGTTTTTGAACCCACCGCCAGCATCGGTAACCACCACAACGTTTGAGCCAACCGCTGTAGTAAATGGGTTAGTAAGCGTGTTGGATACCCGAATAGGGGTGATGTCGTTATAAACACCGCCGTTCTCAATGTAAAACTTCAGGTTAGTGCCAACACCTGCTAAGTTCTGATAGTTGAGTGTAATCCAGTTCCACAGCGAACGGCATACGCCTAAGAACGTGTTTGCAGATATGCGAACCCAGCCCCCAATTTTCTCAGGCGTGCCTTGACGGAAACGAATTTTTTCCGATTCATAATAGCCGCCCTCACTGGTGTAGCGAGTGTTCTCTCTGTTTACACCGGGCTTGAGGAGGATTTTTTGTAGCGGCATAGCTCATTTTCCCATGAATTAAACAAAAGGTCGAGTGCCCGCTTTGTCAATGATAAGAGCCTGTTTGCGCGGAGTTCCGTCAGGTGTGTTCGTTACGCTGATGTGCGTCCAAGCGTCAAACTCACGGATTATCTGATCGTAAGGCAAACCCGCAGCAATTACTGCCCTTACCACAGCATCAGGAGTCATTCCGGGAACACGGACATCTGCTGCACAACCAATCCTATGTTGACTGGAATCTCGGCTTCCAACTGAATCATTTACAGCTTTTGACCTAAACCCAGAGTTCACCATAATTGGCTTGCCGTCCAGCGCCGTTTTCACCTGCTCTAAGAATTCAGCAAGCCGCTGTAAGTTGGCGGTCTCGGATTCGTTTGGCGTATTGTCAAACTGCCTGTGGCTAGTGGCGGTCAGTTCCGCAAGGGTAAAGTGCGGTGTCATTTTTTGCTCAACAAGTCTGTCTTAGCCTGCGAACCGGCGCTTGAACCAAAATAGTAAGCGATGATCCCCGTCCAAGCTGTTCCCAAGCTACCCAACATCATCAGAATCGCTGGGTTGCTGCTGTCTACCTTACCAATAAACATCATCACCATAATGCCAAAAAAGCCTATCGTGACCGTACCTGCAAGTATTGGCGGCATTAGGCTGCGGGTTTTGGACTGCATATCCCGAGCAGACTTGCGGTCTTCAACCTCCAGCTTTTCAAAGTTAAGGCCAAGCTCTTGAGCTTGTTTCTGCAATTCAATCTCGGCAATTTTGACTTGGGCTATTTGCTCTGCTGAAAGTTTGTTGCTGGAGATGAGGTCGCCAACTTTCTCGGGGTCAACGCCGATTGCTTTACTGATGGCAGACACAGCCATGCCAGCAAGTGGGCCACCCATAGCAGTAGCGATTGTCGGTGCGATTTGTCTTAGCCAGTCCATATCAATTACTCTTTCAAGTCAAAACTTAAATTTGGATGGCGCGGGTATTGAACAACGCGCTCCCCCTCGGGGCACTTGTATTTAATTGTTGCCAGCAGCGTTGCCTTGCCAGACGCAATTTTTTCTTTTTGCGCCATAGTGAGTTGGTACGAGAATGTATCTATTTCTGGCCCTGCTGGGCCACTAAATTTGCTGGCCGTGGTGGTCGCTGCGTGAACCATACCTGCGGCATCACGGATGCTTGGAGTGAAGCTCTCAACAGAGCAGTCATCACGCTTTTTGATCCGCGCAACAGTGACATTGATGGGCTGTCCAGCTTCTGCCACAATTTTAAAATTCTCTGGTGACCACTCAATGATGGCTCTGTCAAACCAACCAAACTTGTCGGCAAGCGTGTAACTACCCCCTAATGCGGCAACACTAGCGGCAACTGCTCCAATAGCTTTGGTAAGGTCAATCATTTTTACGCCGGTTGTTCAGGCCATTCAACTTCCCAAGGGAAGCCAGTTTGCGCTGTGATGTCGCGCAGTGCTTGACGGTATGTTGCCCATACCATCTTGTCCACAGGCGTATCTGCTATTAGCGTCCAGTCGCTGTCTTTAAGTTTCTCGTTACGCTGGTTACGCACAGACTGAGCCTGTTCTGCGTCACCTACTAGGGTGTCTTCATTGATTGTTGCCATGTGTTACCCCGTTATTTAGCTAATTGATTTGACAATTTGCAAAGCGCCGAACACAGAACTTGAGCCATACGTTGTGTCATAACATACAACCTTATTCGGGGCTATGGAGTTCCAAATTGTGGCGCTGGGGCCTATTGGCACAAGTTTTGGTGCAAAGCTATAAAAACAATTTTCGCCAACAGCTACCGCCCGCGATCCCGGTGCACCAGTAGTTAAGTCCCAAGCATAACTGGTTGCACCAGAAAGAATCTGAGTGTCATAGGTTTGTTGATAGTTAAACGCAGTAACTGCAGAAAAACCATCAGGTAAACCTGATGCGCCAATAGCTTGAACGTCAAAATCTGACACAATAGGAGAGGAACCGGTGAAGTTAATTGCCACCCTAGACACAGTGGAAACTGAAGATGTATAACCATAAAAAATGGCTAAATTTGTTGTAGCGTTTGCGCTGATTGGATTTACGACAGTGGTGGTAGCGTATAGAGGGCCAATTTGCGTACCGGCGCTTGCTGTTCCGGCGGTATCAGTAAGAATATTAGTAGCTACGGCATCGCCGCCTATGTAAATTAATTTAGACCCGCTGACAATTACTCCAGCGTTAGTCGTACCTCCACCTGTTGCCAACGTTACTGTTGAAATCGTAGCGGTTGTACCCGCAACGCTGATAATCATACCCACGGTAGTACCAGCACTAGAAGTTATAACAACAGCCCAACGAACGCCGCTACTGATAGGGCGTACTTTGTATTGCTCGGCGTTTGTTGTTGCGTATGTTGCACCTGTGCCAAGTGTGATTGTTGTACCTGAAATGGTGTAGGGAGTGGCAAAAAAAGTGCTGGCTGAGGTGTTAGTTAACACCAATACCACTGACGAAGAGACGGCGGCTACGTAAACATTAGCGTCTATACTACCTGTGTTTGTGCCGTTTAAAGTGGTAGCAGCGCCAATTGTTACCGTAGTACCAGAAATGGTCATTGCCCGCATTTGAAGTGCAGTAATAGAAGTAAAAGCAGTCGTAACAACAAATGACGACCCAACAGCAACTAAATTCTCGGCAGTTTGGCACGCGGTGGCATTGTTTGACAGCGTTGCAGTAGCAGCAGTGCCGACCGTGATAGTGGTATCACTTAACGTCAAAACAACTGCTTCCATTGCGGTGTTAATACTTGAACTGACCAGAACTTGGTTTGTGGCGCTCAATATGCCTACAACTTGGTCATAATTATTAGTATTACGTATCAAGGTAACACTGCCCCATAATTTTGTGGATGCGTTATAAATAATGCCAGACAAAGTAGTGCCCGCAAGTAAAAATAACGTCCGGTTTGTGTCAATAACTACAACTCTGTGAAACGGTTCTTCAGTAAACGGTTTTAAATCTGCGGAAACGTTTTGAGCTACAACGGCGTAAGGCTCTGCGCCTACGAAACTCCATGTACCAGCCGCCGTAGAGTTATCCGCCAAACCAACAGTAACGGGGCAGTTTGAGTATACAAACCCCAATGTGCTACCAGCGTTGTTGATAATTTCTAGCGGGTACGCGCCAAGGTTGCTGATGTTGTAAAGAATGCCGCCCTTAGACACTGTTGTGGCATCTGGCAATGTGACTGTCTGCCCGTATGTAGTCGTAGTAATAGCTTGAGCGGTAACAGAAGCTGAAGTTAAGACGACCGATCCAGAAGCAGTTGTACCGCCGCCACCAATAGAGGCAATGGTTATTGAACCTGCGGCGTTAGTAATGGTTACGTTACTGCCAGCAGTCAATGTTGTTCTGGTAAATCCAATGCCATTTCCAATGTCAATTTGACCATTGGTTGGCGTAGTTGCTAATCCTGTGCCACCGTTTGCCACGGGTAATGTGCCGGTTACATCCGTTGTCAACACTGTGGGATTGCTGACAATTTTTACAAAATCAGAACCGTTCCACGCAACCACAGCTTTACCGCCAGCAGGGATTGTCACACCTGTAGTCGGGCCTGCGCCGCGAATCACAATAGACTGAGTGCTGCCTGTACTGTTGATAACAATATAGGTCTTGCTGGATGCTGGTGCTGTGATATTGCGCGTTACCGTGCCGGATGCAGTCCATAAAATAATTGCTTGACGGGCTTGGTCAGCAGCCAATGCGGTCGTGGAAAGCGTTACATCAGCATCAGCGCTGAGTGTTGTTGTGCCCGCAATAGCGGAATCAAGCAGCGACGTGATTGAGTCATTAACGGTGTCGCCCCAAGTACCGTCAAGTTCTCCGGTAATTGGCAGGGCTAGACCTAAGAGTGCTGTTGATTGTGTTGCCATTGTTTTCTCCGATTAAGCCGCGTATGTGCCGTTATTGGTAGTGTTTAAACGACGCGCAGTCCAAATACTTCCCGTATACGGCGTAATCGAGCCTGCGCTTGCGGTGGCCTGTATCTTAAGGCTGGTTCCAGTGCCGTTATCCAACTGTATTCTGAACCGTGCGTAATGGTCAACCGCCGTAGTTAATGAGGCTGTTGCAAAGGAATATGCCGCTGTGTTATTAATCGCTTGGCCCACCAGCATGGTTGCTGTGCCGGGCGGGGCCACAATACCCGTGACAGGAGACATTTCAAAGTAGATATTTTGTTCAGTTGGAGCCGCCGAGTTAGTCAGCGTCCATGTAACCGTACCCGCAGTAGTCTTTCTAAAATACATGATGATCTCAATATCGTAGTAACCTTCTGCAACCAATGCAATATTGGACGTTCCCCCGAAGAAGTTGGCGATTGTGGTGATGTTAGAGCCATCAGTCT